GAAACATATGCAAGACTTGTTGTAGATAAAGTTGCTGATCGTAACTCAAGATTAATAGTTCCTTACGATATTTTTAGAGAATTAGAAGTGCAAGTTCCAGATTCTTCTAGTTCTACTGGATCAAGAATGGTAAAAATTGGATCACAAGAATATGCTGAGATGGGTAGACATCATGTTAATTTCAGCTTTCCTCAATTAGCTACAACAGATGAATCTATTGTAAACCTAGTATTCCATCATAATTTCTCTGAAGGGGAAAAAGGAATTCAAGAAGCAATGGATTTAGTTGCTCAAATAAACGAGAGAGTTATTCCGCTGAGAACTGGTGGAGCTGGTGTTAAAGCTGCAAGAACTCCTCATAGGCAATTGATAGAAAGAATTGCATCTGATACTGGAATTACATTAGATGATACAGAAATAGTTAACTTAGTTCAAAGAGAACAAACAGATGTTATCAAAGCATCTTTAGGAGACAGATACGATAGAGTAAACGCTGCATATCAAAATATAATAAGAGAGCAAGCAGAAACTTTAATTGATCAATCGTCTGGTGGAGTTATTTTTGCCGCAAATCAAAATGAAGCTGCTAATGCATTAAAAAATACTATAGAAGTTTTAGCAGAAGAAATGTCCGATACAACAGACAGTATGCTTCAAGAATCAAGAGCACAAATAGCATTTTTTGGAGAAGAAGGAGTTGCTATAACTCCTATGGTTAACACTCAAGCTGACTTAGCATCAGAACAAATATTGCAATCAACTTTATCTCGAGGTGCAGTTACATCAGAAGGTGTAGATGAAGTAGCTGACATGGGTCGAAGAGTAGCACTAAGAGGTCAAGAGGCCCTTAGTGGAATGTTGGATGTAGCTCCTGCTTTAGCTGATAAAACTAGTAGTTTAGCAGAAGACGTTGCTTTAAAAGCAGTACAGAATCAAGGTGATGAAATAGCACTAAAAGCGAATCAATTCTATCAAAGAAATAAGGTAGCTTTACTTGCAGGTGCAGTAGCAATAGGTGGAGCAGCAGCATTTGCTAAGTATAAAAATAGAAAAGATCAACAAGATTTATATGATGAAACTAGACAAATGGAAGCTCCTCAAGAAGAACAAAGGAGATTTGGGCTAAGAGAGGCGTTACTAAATAATAGAAGCAATAAATCTACTTTAGATCCACTTGCAACTGCAGGAGTTGTTGGAAATTTAGATAGAAAGAAAATAGGGCACCATAGTATGGACCCACATAAAAATAGGCATCTATTTCAAGGTTAATTAAAATGGCATTATTAGGATCTATAGGAAAAAGTATTTATAAGGGTGCAACTTCAAAAGTTGGAGCTACAGCAATAATAGGAGGAGCTGCAGCAACTGGCCTTTATCAAACAGCAGGGCAACCAGCAATGGACGCAGCAATGGATGTTGCTTTTGATAATCCTAATGCGGATGAATTATTTGTTGGAGAAAAGTTGTCTCCATTAGTTTTTGGAGCTGGAGCAGTAGGTCGGAATGGCTAGTGCTGCAAAATTTGCCAGTCCACAATATTATGAAGATTTTGCCCCAGTAGTACCACCTACATTGGGAGCAGGAGCAACAACTGCTCTGGGAGCTTATGCTGGAAAGAAAATGGGTGGCATAAGAGGTGCTATAGCTGGAGGAATCATAGGAGCAGGTGTAGGCTTGGGAGCATATGGAAGACTAGCAGCTAGTAGAGGTTCTCAAGGTCTAAATACTCCTTATGGTGGTTCTAGAAGATTAAACCCAGACACGTTAGATTATGATACTGAAATTTCAAATCCAGGAGCTAGGGCACGCAATAGTTCACTAGAAAATGCAAGAATGTTAAATAGCAGTGGCGACATAGTTCTCGGCATGCACAATATGAGAAGAGGCTAAGTTGATAGGTTCAGCTGAAAATAAAGTAACTGCAGCCGAAGATGCTGTCGCTGTTGCAGGCATGCCAGGATTAGCTGGCAAAATAACAGAAGCAGCAGAAGCAACTAGCGGTATGATGAACCCAATCATGTTGGCTGGGTACAATAACTACAGATACCAAAATACACTAATAAAAGGTGGATTTAAAGATTCTAGATTTATGTCTAACATAAGACCTAGTAGCCGAAGAGCTGGAATGAGGTCTTTTCGGAGCAGGTCAATTATTTCCTACAGATTTAAACTCTAGTTCTTTTTTAGGACGGAAGAAATGTTTTTGGAAAAACAACCGCAAGAGGACAAAGATTATTAGACAGAGCTGCAGGTAGAGCTGGAAGAATAGTCAGCACTCCAAGAGTAGCCAGTGCAACAGCTGCTGGACCTGTATCAGGTGTAACTAGAACTTTCGTTCCAGGAAAGCCACAAGCAACCTATGGTATGTCTAGAGGTTTTAGAACTAATTACAATCCGTTAAATATGATTAGAGGACGTTTTAGTAATCTTTCTGTTTTTGGAGCAGGACATATGTCTAACTTCTACGCTCCAAACCAAGGAGGAATTTTATCCAGCATTGGAAACATGGGCTCTAAAGACAATCCAAGATTTAGTGGTGGTGTAATTGGTCGCTTAGGTGCTCTTTCTAAAATGGAAAGATTATCAAACAAAGGTGGAATAAGAGCTAGTAAGAAGCTCGCTAAGTTTGATATGAACTTAGCTAGAGTTATGGCTATGAATAATCCACAAGCTTTAGTAGATCCAGGTTACGCTAGAAGATTGGCTTCAAGACCAAGTTCTGGTCTTCCAGTTGGAATGAGAGGTTCAGCAGCGCAAAGATTAGCAGTAGCTAGGTCCACAATAAGCACTCCTGCAGGAGCTCGTGCAGCAATTCAAGCTGGAAATATGAGTCCACTTGGTTTATCTTTAACAGGTGCTACAGGATCTGCAGCAGTTACAAATGGTATGCGAAGAGTTGCGATAACTGAAGGTGTTAGGGGTAGATATTCAAGGGCAATGGTCCAAAGTATATTAACTACTGGTGGCGGAGCCGAGATGAGAACAATGGGTGCAGTTGGTCGAACTGTAGGTTTTGGCACTGGAAGTATTGCTATGAACGAAACCGCAGAAAAAGTTATCTCACCTCTAGCTAAAGCTATCGAGAGTAATTCTTCATTTAGAATGAAAGCAGCTAATGCTGTAGGTAAAGCTGTTCCAATGACAGAACTAGGTGCTGCTAGAATAGCTACTCAAATATCTGACCAAGGTATTATTAAAACAATGGGAGTAAGAGGAGCAGCTCAAGCTGCTAGAGCAGGTGGAGCCAGGGTCGGTCTTGCTGTAGCAGGAGAAGCTGCATTAGCTGCTATACCTGGTGTTAACTTAATATTTGCAGCCGACATGGCATTCCAACTTGCTAAATTAGCAGGACTTGGAGTTAAAGCAGGCATTAATTTTGCTAAAGATGGTGTAAAATCTATGGAGGGAACCATGAATAATGGGGTCTTTGGAAATGGATATAAAGACAATGAAGTAGCTGCAACTTCTCGAGCTAGAGGAGTAATGGCAATTCAAAACTCAAGACTAAACGCAAGGTCATTACTTGGATCTGAAGGATCTATGATGCACGCACACTTTGGATAGAATATGTTAGATAACACAAAACAGTTTAGAGAAAAATTAAGAAAGCTTTCTAGGGAAGATTTGCTTGAAATAATTCAAGAACAAAATCCTGAAACTATTAAACAAATTAATAGAATCGAATGGGTTTTCAAAAATAAGCTTGACCATTTGTCATGGAATGATGGAACGCCTGTAATTGAAAGACCATTAACTGTAGATGAGTTATCTCTTTTAGTAGAAGAACCTTTTGAAATAGATAATGAACTATTAAACATAGGCGTCTCTTCTGAACAGCAAAGGCAAATACACATAGCAAAAGATCCTTGCAGGTGGGCTAAGAACTTTCTAGGAGCAGAAACAAGAGTTTATCAAACATTGATATTAAGAGACCCAGCATTAAGAAAAGTGTTGAGAGCTGGTCGTCGTTTAGGTAAAACTTTTAGCATGGCAATATATTTATTGCACTATAGTTATACTCACAAAGATGGTAGATCTCTTGTTATCGCACCAATGAAAACACAAGTAGAATTAATCTATCAAGAAATATTAAGACTAGCTTCAAAGAGTGAAATAGTAACTAATTCTATAACAAGAAAAGTTACATCTCCTCAATTTATGATTCAATTTTCAAACGGTTCAACAATTAGATTCTTTACTTCTGGTATGAGATCGGGACGGAAAATCTGACGTAGCTCGTGGTCAGGAAGCTCATGTAATTGTTCTTGACGAAATGGACTACATGAATCCAGACGACCTTGACGCATTGTACGCAATGCTTCAGAAAACCGCTGAAGATCAACCAGACAAGGTTCTAATTGGAGCTTCTACTCCAACTGGTCGTAGAGAAAGATTTTGGGATTGGTGTAGATCAGAAAGATTTAAAGAATTTTGGTTTCCTTCTTATTGCAACCCATTCTTCAGTAAAGATCAAGAAGACGAATTTAGAGAAGAATATTCAGAATCAGGATATAGGCATGAAATTGAAGCAGACTGGGGAGAAGACTCAGAAGGCGTATATCCTAGAAGATATGTAGATAGAGCTTTCTTAGACCCAGGCTGGAATTATACTCCTGAAATTCAATCTGCCAGAAGTTTTTACACCATAGGTGTTGACTGGGATAAATACGGAGCAGGTACAAACATAGTTGTTTTAGAAGCATGTTCGGATAACTATGAAGAAGAAAGATTCAGAGGAAAAGTAAGAGTTGTTTATAGGGAAGAAATAGCTAAATCAGAATATACTTTAACTTCTGCTGTTAGTAGAATAGTGGAACTAAATAGTTCTTTTAATCCTAGATTTATTTATGTAGACAGAGGTTATGGCGAAGTACAAGTAGAACTACTTCACAAATATGGTTTAGAAAACCCTTCATCTGGATTAAGAGATAAAGTAAAAGGCGTAGCTTTTAGTGAATCTATAGAAATTAGAGATCCATATACAAAGCTCCCAGTTAAAAAAGAAATCAAACCTTATATGGTTGATAACCTTAGGCAATACCTTGAAAGAGAACAATTGCTATTTCCTATTAATGATGAAGAGTTATATCTTCAATTAATTTCCTATGTTGTTGTAAGAACAACTCAAAGTGGTAGGCCAGTTTTTGAAGCTGGTGGTTCAGCAGTAGACCATGCACATGATGCATTGATGCTGGCTCTTCTTTCTATCACACAAAACTATGGTGAATTTAGCAAGATTAAGTCTGCAACTAATACAAGTACTTTTTCCAATACATTCTTTATGCCTAAGGAAAACGAAGTTTCAGATAAAGATTATCCAGATGAAACTCAAAAAGGATCTAAGATATATATAGATAGCAATAGAGCAGGAAAAATAAAAGCAATGGGGTTTGGCTCTAAATCAAAAAAGATATCAAGTAGAAAAATGTTTTAAGGATAATTATGAGTATAGAAAATTTTAATCAAATTCAAACCGTAGAGAACGACTTATATGGCGATTATGGACTTAACGGAGTTTCTCTTTATAACGATCAACAGCTAAAAACTCCAAAACCAAATAGTGAAATAAAAAAAGATTTACCATTTTTAAGTCTTGGTTCTGATGAATTTTATAATATTCCATTAAAAAATATTAGAGATCAAGCAAATGAAACAATAAAAGGTCTTAATACTTTTATTGATGACATAAACATAATATTAGATCAAGTCAATCTGGATCCAGAGATTAGTCCAACATTAGAACAATGTCATAGACACATATGGGAAGAAATTAAAAATAAACAAAATATAGAAGAAATGGAAATCCCAAACTTCATAAACTACAGACAATATCTATACGCAGAAAAGCATCAATGTAGGGGGTGTAGAAAATTCGTAAAAGAATATGATCAATTAATATCAACAACCACATTTGCACACATATATAGTTTTAGAAAAATTATATTAGCAGTGTTAAACGAATCTTATTGTATACAAAAATCTTTGAACGAAGACTTTAGCGAAGGGTATGAAGATGAATCACAACAACAAACAGCAACGTATTACCTCTACTGGCTTAAGATGGCAACCCACTATAAGAGGCTCTTTGAAACCGCAATCCCATCGAAGCCAACCCTACTCCCAGAATCCGAAGTGGATCAAATCTCTAAAAAACAAGCCGCTCAATTTCAAGCATTTTTTTCGATCAGAGTAAATTCAGAAACTGTAACAATAAATAATCAGCTTCAATCTTTGTCTAAAGATCTTATTGAAGATTGTAATGTTTTTTATGAAAAGTTTTTAAGTCCAGCAATTAAGTTTAAAACTAAAGTAGGAAGTGAATTATCTTTAGACTTTAGAACCACTAACATGTTGGCCAATTCTCCAAGATTAGCAGAAGAGGCAATTACTGCTGTTCTTGCTATTGAAGGTAACTTTAAATCTCTTTTGACAGACTTGTTAGAGAGAAGAAATATAATGACTAAAAAGATAGATACACTTTATCAATCTATCTTACAAAGAAGAAAATATATTCTTTATATTGCACAGCTAGCATCTAAAGCTTTGTCAAAGAATAAAATAGTTACAGAAGTTTTTGACCAAAAATATATAGATATATTAAGACTCGTATCTTTTGACAGAGAAATTACAACATCCAGACTTTCCTCTAGTCACTCAATGCTTGATGACTTAGGAGAAGACAGTCACCCTCAATACCTATTAAAATCAGGTGGAACAATTTCTGGTGATATTTCTTTGGATGAAGGTGTTACTATAGATGGAGTTGAAATATCAACACACTCTCATGATGGTTCTGATGGAACTCCAAGAATTAAAGCAATTGATATTGACTATGATTCTGTAAGAGACGATTATGAGCAAACTCAAGCTCTTAATATTAATGATATAATAGATGTGAAAATAGATTCTTTTGTCCCTGATATCCTTACAGGTGGAATACCTGTTGCAGATGTTGTGATATCAATTAACGTTCCAGAGTATTTAAGTAAGAAGTATGACTTTGAAATTTTATATGTAGAGATGTAATATGGTTTGGTTTAATTATTTAAAAAACGACAGCAATATATCAGCTTCCCCATATGTATTGAACTATAGTTCTGCTCCCCTTAAAAAGGGTGTTATATTTAATGAAGTAAAAGATCCAATCCACGCAAACGATTGGCTTTTTGTTAGAGCAAACTATCATCCAATTAATGAAATATACAACGCTAGCGTTGACCCTACCACTCAAGACCATTCTTATCTTATGGTATGCGAGAATTCTTCTATTGAAAATGATGCAACACCAGTATCAACCTATCTTTATAATGATTTAATTTATTTCAAGTCGGCAAAAGATCACCCTACAGGTAGCCTTATTAATTATGAATATAATTTATATTACGGAAAAGATCATCTTAAATACATTAAATCAACACCATATTATGATTATACTTCTCAACAAAATGAATATATTTATATTCAAGAATCTCAATCTACAATAAATTATTATTTATCCAACAACAACTCAGAAAGATACGCAAGATATAGTTCTACTCCAAGTTATATTAATTTATATCAATATGTTGTAGATAGATCTACTCAGGGTAAATACTTACTAACATTCTTCAATGATGGTTTAGATTGGATTGAAGGAGCAACAAATAGGGCAGAAGTAAAAATGTCTGCAAACTTTGATGGACCTAACTTAAAAGTTATTGGAGCATTAGGTCCAAATAAAGGTAAGATTAGATATAAGATTGTAAAAAAGTCTCAACAATCTCAAGCAGATACAATACTAACAGCAGAATATATTGAACAGGTAGTTGTTGATTGGACAGAGGTAGATTGCTATTCTTCTTCAAATTCAGAAACATCAATAATACAAATTAATGATTTAGATTATGCAGAATACAGTATA